AGAGATATATGACAAGCTCGATGGTCTAGGCATTGAGGCTAACAAAAGATGGGTAGCCACGCTTGACACTAAGACGCGAGACACTCACGGTATCCTTGATGGTCAATTTGCTGACAAAGATGGAAAGTTCTACGTTCATGGAAACGAAACTACTGGGCCTGGACAATTCGGAATAGCTGAAGAGGACATAAATTGCCGATGCCGCCTAATCGATGTTATCGAGGACTTGGCACCTGAATATAGGCGTATACGTGGAGAAGGGATTGTCCCTTATCAGACCTTCAACGATTGGGCGACTTCCAAAGGCTGGAGTGAATCAAGGGGATGGGATATAGAATCCAAGACGAAGCTATCCATGGAGCAAGCAATTAAGTATTGACAAAAAAACAGGGCCGAAGCCCTGCCAGTTACCTTGAAAGTTCAGCAAGCGTAAAGTCGTGCATATCGGGGCCGCGATTGCCGCGCATATACTCGCGGTACTGCATCTTCCAGTAGCCGTAAGAATCGACGCAGTATCCGGCGCTGATAGCACTGTTTTCAAAAGCCAGCATACCGTCCCTGTAAACTTTGTCGGCGAGGTTGTCATCGGCCACGCGCTCGCCGATCGTCCTAATGTCAAGATCTTTCATACAGTCTCCTTATCAAGCGATATAGTCATTATGCACTATTAAAAAACCTTGTCAACACTTTTCTATCATTATTTCATCGATTTTCACACATTTTATAGCGTCGCGGGCTAACGGTTGCGGGGCGAAAGGACATTATGAGCATTTATGACGATTTCAGTACGGTTATTCCCGAGGACAAGCGAGAGGCTTTCAAATCGGCGCTTTCACAGTTCGATGGGGCGGTTAAAATCGCGTCAAGGGAAGATGCTGAAAAGCTATTTGAAAGTAATGATTTCATAAAGAGCGCTAAGGATGCTTACATATCCAAGGCGACCGAAGCGCATGACAAAAACTTTAAGGAAAAGACTTTGCCGGGCTTGATTCAGGAGGAACTAAAAAAGAACGTTCCTAAGCCGAAAGACCCTGAACTAGCGGCGGCCCTTGAACGTGTAGAGGCACTAGAAAAGGCTAAGACGCAAGCCGAGCGCGAGACTTTTAGAGCTATGCAGTTATCTAAAGTTCTGCCTAAACTTACTGAATTGGGGATAGACGCCGACTTGGCAGATAGACTCATCGGGAATGATGATGCGGAAACTGATAAGATATTGGACAAGTTCGTTAAGTCTTTGACTAAGGCGCGCGATGAATATAGCACGAAGATACTACGCGAGCGATTCGGTAATCAAGGTGTACCCCCGATGGGCGGGAATAGTCCTACCACGAAGGAAGCGCTTAAAGCCGAATACGATCGGTTGAATAAAGAAGGCAAGAGGGAACAGGCCAACAAGGTCTATATCCAGCTTTGCACAATGCAATAGGAGATAAATAATGGCTAATGATACTAGTACCGGTTATGCTTCCAACTGGAACGTACCAAATTTTAACGGCGACATACTTCTGTCGTTCTCGCCTCTCGAATATCCGCTTCTGTCTAGGATGGCTGGCGTAAAGGTAGCTAACTCTCATGAGTTCGCCATGTCGGCACAGTATGCCCTTGAGTCGTTTAGTGCGGCTGGCGTTCCCGAGTCCACGAGCGCGACGGCGCCTACTCCCGTAGCGTATGAGCGCACGAATGAAATAAACTATACGCAGACTCAGCACAAGGCTGTCCGTGTTCTTTATGATAAGCTCGCGTCTAACAACAGGCTCAAGTGGGCCGAGGTTGGAACGACCGGCTATGCTTATTCTGGCGATCCTCTCGGCAACGCCGTAGCGGATGAACTGGCTTTTCAGGTTTCTCGCGCTCAGGAACAGCTTTACGGCGACCTTGAAACGGCGTTTATGACTGGTACTAAGACTCAGGCTACGGCGGCTTCTGTCGCGTGGGCTACGGGTGGTATTGAGACTCTTGTTACTACCAATAAGGTAAACGCTTCGAGCGCTCAGCTTACTAAGCCGGTTATTGACCAGCTTCTACGCATGATGTTCTCTGCCGGTTCCAAGTTCAAGCGCATGGTGTTTTTTGCTAATGCTTATCAGCGCTATAAGCTGTCAGAGATATATTCGTTCGTTCCCCCGGATCGCACTATGGGCGGTGGCGCCGTTGGGCAGATAATGACCGATTTCGGTCTTATCGATATTGTCCCGTCGCGCTTTGCTACTTCTACTGTTCTTTCGCTGGTAGACATGTCTTATGTTTACCTAGTTAAACAGCCTGTTCCGGGTAAGCCTTATATGCCCGATGGCCTGTATTTCATGGAGCAGATAGCTAAGACCGGCGCAAGCGAGAATTACCAGATATTCGGTAACAACGGTCTTGACATTGGCGCCGAGAAACTCCACGGCCAGATTTACGGATTGGCGACAAGCTAATTAACCTATGGCGGGTAGTCGAAAGATTATCCGCCAACGAACGATAAGGAATTACAATGGCTAATGATCTTTCATACCTTAATGGGATACAGCCTAGGATGGCCGAAATAGTTCAGGCTCAGGCCGAGCTATTTTCTGACCGCGTGCTAGTGTATATTGATAACGCCAACGTTACTGAGGCGGCTAATGATACGTGGTCTAAGGTTGTAAACTTTAGGCTTATTGGAGAGACTAGCGGGCTTGTATTGCCGTATACTGGCACTGTCGGAGCGGCTGTAACCAATACGACCGGCTCTGACCACTCTCCTACCGTTTCGAGCGCTACGCCTACCGTTACGATGGGTTCCGGTAGCGTCACCGTTGCCCATGGCGGCACTGGATATACTGCGGCAGATAAGCAGACGCTTACTATAACCTATACCAATCTCCGGGGATCGACTGACACCGATACCTGGACTATTACGATGAGCTAAGGAGAAAGCAATGCCAATTATAACTTCAAAACTTGCTAACTCCGATAATGTATTCGGGATTGTAGATACTCGCGGCATTAATCGCTGGGTAGATGCGTGGGGCGACGTTGTAAAGTTCCAGCCTTTGTATCCTGAGCCTCAGGTTGACGCTACTTCCGGTACGCTTGCCCGTGCCGATTGTACGATAGTCGAGGCTGGTGCTGGAGAAACTCTTATAGTCAATTCGTTGACCGCTGGAAATTGGCTAACAATTACTACCGATGCCAATGAAAACGACTCGATGAATCTCCAGGTCAAGGGTAGCGCGTACGTACTCGCGGCTGGTAAGCCTTTGTATTTCGGTATCCGGTGTAGCATTGATGATGCCACGCAGTCCGATGTACTAGTAGGTCTTGCCGGTACTGATACGACCCTTAGCGCGGCTCATGCTATATCGGTAGGCGCTTCGTTTGTAGGGTTTACCAAACTCGACGCGGTTACTCAGGGTTATTTCAAGACCATAACGACTGCTACCGAAGGAAATAGCGCGGCGGCTTTCACGATGACCACGGGCATGAAAACCTATGAGTTCTATTGGGATGGGTATTCGCTGTATGGCTATGTCGACGGGGTCAATGTGGCTTGCTTCACTACCAATATTCCTACGGCAGTACTTAGGCCGTCTATATTTGTTGCGGCTGGAAGCGCGGCGGTTCGTATTCTCGAAGTTGCTTGGATGCGCGTAATCGAGGTTATTTAACCATGGCGGTACTTTTTAGGTCACAGTTTCCCCAAGAGATTGTATTCATACCTAAGAGGTGCCGCTTTATTTCGTTCGTTGACGGGATGTATGAAACCGATAAGGCGGATGAGATAGCGGTACTTGCTGAAATGTATGAGCATGATCTTGGTGATATAGAAAAGCCTAAGGTTGAAGAGCCAAAGAAGCGCGGCCCGAAGCCAAAGGAGGCCGTAGATGGTAAACCCTCAAGGTAATGAACTATATACCCAGATTGGCGGTCGATACGCCGAATGGTGTAGGGCGGGATATATATTTGTAGCTCGATCAGGAGCGGCGGCGGCCATACCCGTAAATACCACGCTGACCAATTCTCCGACCCTTTGGAATCCTTCCAATTCTGGCAAGTGCATAATCCCATTGTCCATATCAATGTCAATTGCTGGCCTTGGTACTCAGGTAATCGACGGATTTACGCTTTCGTATCTTTCCCCTGCTGGAAGAGAAGTGGCTACAGGCCAGCCCATAGCAACCTTTACCGATCTTGTTATAAACCAAATGAAAATAGGGCCAGTAGCGACTAGGCCGGTATCAAAAGCGCGATTCGCTAATGGCGCCGTAACATTTACTGTGCAACCCACGGTATTTATGGATTTAGGCATGGGTCAATGGGTATCTGGGACTTCAGCTACTGGCTCACCATATAACAATCATTTTTATAAGTTCGATGGCGAGCTTGAGCTAGAGCCGGGTACCTCGATAAGCATAGGCGCGGCTACGGCGGCGTCGAGCGGAACGTACTGGACTAGCATAGTGTTCGCTGAAATACCATTGAGCGTATACGAAGGGACATACACGCCATGACGGATAAAGGTGGATGCGAAGTTTCAATAGACTGGATACACCACCTTGTCCATGAAGGGCGATTGCATCGAGTCAATCAAAAACTAAGCGGTGTATCTACTTCTACCGG